TCTCATAGGTGGAACTAAGAATATGGGTACAGGTGTGAACGTGCAGAAACGTCTCATTGCCGAGCACCACCTTGATATGCCGTGGACACCTGCCGACCGCGAACAGCGTGAGGGTCGTGCCGTGCGTCAAGGAAACTGGCTTGCCAAGGAGAAGAACGGCAACAAGGTTGAACTCTTCTACTATGCAACAGAAGGTAGCCTCGATATGTATAAGTATCAGTTGCAGGAAATCAAGGGCAAGATGTTCGCACAGTTCAAAACCAACACCATTGACGCTGACGCATCGCGCGAGTTTGACGAGGGTTCAGACGCAGAGGGCAGTATCGACCCAGCAGAAATGGTTGCAATCCTTAGCGGCAACCCTGTTATCTTCGAGAAGTCTAAGCAGGACAAACTTGTGAAGAAACTCCGCAGACAGGAAGCCGCCGAGCGTAGCGACTATGTTCGTCGTAAGAAGAACTACGAGCAGGCCGAGAAAGACAAGCAGCACATGGAAGAGTTGCTCCGTAAGAACCGCAAAGACGTTGCCGAACTGACCGCAGCAGGCTTCGTTAAGGACGATGGCGGCACATATCCTAACGTATTCCAAGTTACTACGGACATGTGGGGATATGCTGGGCGTAGCTTCGATAAGGCGAAAGATGCAGGTAAGTATATCCATGACGCACTCAAAGAGGGCAAGGACGTCCGCATTAAGGGCTACAATGTTACTGCCAAGGTAGAAGCAGACCCGAACGCCGATGGAGACCTGTTCGCACGCCAACTCGTAATAGAGAGCATAGGGCGTGGCAATGACTATGGTGAGCGTCAAATCCGTTACTCTGTGAAGTTGTCCGACGATGATACCGCAGCAGGCATGGCGTTCCGTAACCTACTGGAGCGCGTTATCAAAAATGGCGAGGTGTACCAGCGTAAACTGGACGAAGCTAACCACAAGTTGCAGGGTGCTGACAAGTTGGGCGAGTATAAGTTCTCTAAGCAGGAGCAACTCGACGAGGCTATCGAACGCAAAAAGGAACTCGATGCAGAGTATCAGTTATTGAGCGATGACAAGCCCGAGAGTGAGAGCGGCGAGAATGAGGACAACAACCGCTATCGCATACGCGAGGCCGAGCCACCAAAGAAGACTGGCATAGGATATAAGGTGTTCGTCTTGAAGAACGGCAAACTCTATCCTCCTATGGTAGCCAATCCAAACGGCGCAGACACTCCAACAGGTGTATGGCTCGATGCAGATGCAGCCCCAGTGGCAGGAACGTCGAAGACAGGACGGCCACAGGTAAAGGCAGGCGGCAAGGGCACACAGGGCGGCAGTGGTAAGTTGGCCTATCGCCCAGGCTGGCACTTAGGCGTTATTCCTTTTGCAAAGCAGTTTGCACGTTTCAATCCCGATACAGGCGAGCGCGAACTCTTCCCTAACAACTTCGTATGGGCAGAGGTTGAGTATGCAGCCGATAACGACTACCAGCAAGAAGCACACGACATGGGCTTGAATGAGAACGGCAAGTACGTTCACTCTCTTGCTGGCTTGAAGCACCTGCCTACTGACGGTTTCTATATGTATCGTACCAACGTTGACCCAACTACCGACCCTTGGGTTATCACAGGAGCAATGAAAGTGAACCGCTTGCTTACTCCTACCGAAGTGGATAAGATGGTAAAAGATGCAGGCCGTGAGCCACAGGCACGCCAAGAGGGCGCAGTAACCGACGAACAGATTAACGCACTCAACAAGGAGATTGCCGAGCGCAACGCCACCGATGCAGAGAGCATTGCAAAGGCAGCGAAGAAGACAGGCAAGAAACTTGGCACAAAGGTGCGCATCGTGGAGAACGTCGAGGAACTGACCGACAAGGACGCACGCAAGCAGAAGCGCATGCGCCGTGCCAAAGGTTGGTACGACACCGCCACTGGTGAGGTTGTTGTGGTTGTTCCTAATGCCGATAACGTCGCCGACGTTGTTGCCACCGTCCTGCATGAGGTAGTAGGCCACGAGGGACTGCGCAAGGTTGTAGGCGCACAACACTTTGATAACTTCCTTAGAAAGGTATATGAGCGTAGCAACCGTGCGACACGCGCCGCAATAAATGCTCTTGCAGCCAAGAATGGTTGGAACTTCTCACTTGCCACCGAGGAATATATTGCCGAAATGGCAGAGAGTGGTTTCAACAACCGAGAGAACCTCGGCACTTGGGAGCGCATCAAACAGTTCTTCAAGGACATGTTGAGTGCCGCCAAGATAGCAGTGGGTATCGACATCAACGATAACGACCTGCGTTATATGCTTTGGCGTAGCTATCAGATGCAGCAGAGCCGTGGCGCAATGGGAGTGGCAGAAGACATCGCCATGCAGCAGCAGTTGGGAGTTGGCAACTATGCCGACACCAACCGCTACCGCAATGGCGGTTCACTTCCCACCGATGATGTTACCGATGTAGTGAAAGGTTTGCGCCAAGAGTATGACGAGGCTATGAAGAAAAGTGGCTTCCAAGTGCAGGAGGCAATTCAAGACAGCATGCTGTCGTTGAAGAAACTCATGGACATCTTGCAGAAGCATAGTGGTAAGGCCGAAATAGCCGACTGGGAGAACGCCTACACAGCAGAGAATGCTCTGAGCAGCCGCAACAAAGCCGAGCAGGATGAGTTCAAGCGCAAGTACTACAATCCACTCATGGAGGCAATGCGTGCCTTAAAGGACGACATGACCGAGGAAGAGATAGGTGACTATGTGATGGCGAAGCACGGCATTGAACGTAACAGGGAGATGAGTGTGAGAGCCGCACTTACCGACGACGGCGGCGTGCTGGACAAGACTATGCTTGCAAAGTGGAACAAGCGAAAGGACGATGTACGCAACGACACGAGCCTGCCCACATGGCGCGATAAGCAGGAAGCCCTCGACGAGATTGCCGTGAATGAGTTTGGCGCAGACCTCTATGCAAGAGATTACAGCGGTCTGACCTCACTCTATAAATTCGACGATGTAGAGGACGCAGTGAACACAGCCTATGGCGTTGTGGACGATGTTGAGTGGAGAAACCCTACCGCCACAGAGAAACTGGGAAATGCAATCAAGAACGCCAATGCAGCTACGCTGGAGAAACTCTTTACAAGTGGTATGATAAACCGCGAGACAAAGGAAAGTATCGCACAGATGTACGACTACTACGTACCTTTGAGAGGCTTCGACGAGACAACTGCCGAAGAGGTATATGCATACGTGCGTGACGAGCGTAAGAGTTTCAACAATCCGTTGAAGCGAGCCAAAGGACGTAGCAGTAAGGCTGACAATCCATTTGCTCACATCTTGAGCATGTCAGACAGCGCAATATTACAGGGAAACAAAAATCTGATGAAGCAGAAGTTCCTCAACTTCGTGCTGAACAGACCGAGCGACCTTGTAAGCGTGAGCGACATGTGGATAAAGAAAGACCCTGTTACCGATGAATGGGTAACCGCTTTCCCGACTATCCCCGACGATGCAACGCCCGAAGAAGTGGCAGATATTGTTCGCCAGTTCAACGAGGACATGCAGACCGAGGTGGACAACGGCAACCCCGACATCAAGCGCATCAAGGGTAAGACCGCCGATGTTCCTTACAGAACCCTGCACGACCAAATCAGCAGCCACCAAGTGATTGTGAAGCGCGACGGCAAGGAGTATGTAATGACTATCAACGCCAACCCACGTGCAGCAATGGCACTGAACGGACAAACCAATCCCCACTCCGATTATAAAGGAGTGGGAGGTGCGTTCAAGCGCAGTGCCGACTACATCAACCGTCAGTTGGCAGGCTGGTACACCACCAAGAACCCCGACTTCGTGGCAAGTAACTTTGTGCGTGACGCTCTCTATTCTAACTCTATGGTATGGGTTAAGGAAAGCCCACGTTATGCAGTACGCTTCCATAAGAACTTTGTGAAGTTCAATCCTAAGAAAATGGGCAAACTCTTTCACAAGTTCAACAACGGCACTCTCGACATGAGCGACCCAGTAGAAAAGGAGTTTTACCGCTTCATGATGAACGGCGGCGAGACTGGTTACAGCAATCTGAAAGACATTGAGGAGTTGAAGAAAGAACTCACCAAGGACTTGAAGAATACCAAGCTACACCAAATGAAAGCCTTGCTTGACCGCTTCGACATTATCAACCGTTCAGTTGAGAACTGCGCACGCTTCGCTGCTTACATGAGCAGCCGTGAAGAGAATCGCAGTGTTCAGCGTGCAGTCTTCGATGCAAAGGAGATAAGCGTGAACTTCAACAAGAAAGGTGCTGGTGGTACGTTCTTCGGTGCAGTAGGTCAGACAAAGCTGGGTAGCATGGCAGCAGGCAGTAGTGCAGCGTGTCGTGCTCTGTACGTGTTCTTCAACGCTGGTGTGCAAGGTACAACCAACATACTGCGAGCAGCGAAGCACAACAAGAAAAAGTTTGGCGCACTGGCTGCATCATACTTCATACTTGGCTATCTTGCTCCTATGCTCATGGGAGGAGGCGACGGCGACGACGACGACAAGTTCACCAACTACGACGACCTGCCCGACTATGTACGCCGTACCAACCTTATCATACCTATTGGTAGCAGCTACATCAGCCTGCCGTTGCCTATTGAGTTCCGCACCATGTACGGAATGGGCGAGTTGGCAAGCAATGTGTTGAGTGGTAAGGAACGCTACACAGGCACGCAGTTGGCACGCACAATGGCCGAACAGGTAACACAGGCACTGCCAATTAACTTCTTGGACGGCGAGGGTACTGGCGTTCTCTCTCCATTTGTGCCGAGTGCTGTTGCACCACTTTACCAAGCCCACGAGAATATGGACTGGACAGGCATGCCGATATACAAGGACAACGACTATAACAAGAAGAAGCCCGAGTACACAAAGGCATTTGGCCGAACCAACCGTCACCTCGTGAACCTTGCAGAGGGTTTGAACAATTCAACAGGCGGCGACGAGTTCAGCAAAGGCGCAATCGACTTGAACCCAGCACTCGTTGAGCACATCGTGCAAGGCTACTTTGGTGGTGCTGTTACATTCCTCAACAAGATGTCTAACAGTATCGACATGGCCACAGGCGAAATGGAACCCGACTGGCGTAACGTGCCAATCGCAAACCGTCTTGTCAAATCGGGCAGCGAGTACACCAAGCAGCGAGCCATTAACCGCGAATACTTCTCTAACCTCGACCAGTGGGAAGAGATACAGCAGCGCGAGAAAGGCTATATCGGAAAGTTACAAAGTCCTAAACTCAGCCTCGAAGAGAAAGCCGAATGGGCAGAGAAACTGGAAGACCTGCACAAGAGCGACGAGTGGCAGAACATGCAAGTGTTTAACTTTCTCAACAAGCAAGTGAAGAAGATGGGCGAACTTCAAAAGGCAATGCCGCAGGAGAACCCCGAACTTGCACGCGACATCTGGCACTTGAAGCGACAGGCCAACGAAGTTGCACGTGGAGAGTTTGACGATGAGAGTAAATAATTAAAAATTAGTTCCGTGGGCGAAGTATTAACTTTGCTCACGGAACATAATAACATCAAGATATGGCAATAGAGAAATTGATACCCATGAGCCGCGTTGCGCCGCGCGAGGAAATGGATAGCATCAAGGAGCAGAAGCAATATGGCTGGCGCAGAGCGTTTGATGTGCTCATGGAAGCACAGCACGCTTGGGATAATATGTCTCGCTTCCGTATGGAACGTGAGCGAAACAAGCGTTACACCTATGGCTACCAGTGGGACGACACCATTACCGTGGACGGCAAGACCATGACGGAGGAAGAGTACATCAAGAGCCAAGGCAACGTGCCGCTGAAGAACAACATCATACGCAGGCTTGTGCGCACCATTCTTGGCGTGTATCGTTCACAGAGCAAAGAGCCTACCTGCACGGCACGCGACCGCGACGAGCAGAAGTTAGGCGAGACTATGAGCACGATACTCCAGTGTAACATGCAGCTAAACCGCATGCAGGATATGGCCGCACGCACAATGGAAGAGTTTTTGATTAGTGGCTTCATCGTACATCGCAAATGGTTCGGCTGGCGTAACGATAAGTGCGACTGTTGGACTGACTATGTGCAGCCCAACAATTTCTTTATAGATAACAACATGCGTGACTTCCGAGGCTGGGACGTTTCTCTGCTTGGTGAAGTACATGACGTTAGCTTTGAGACATTGACACAGCAGTTTGCCAACACTCCCGAGGAATATGCCAAGTTGCGCGACATCTACAAAATGGCGCACAACAGGCACTCCCTTGCAGATAACGCCAACTACTTCGGCTATCATCGCATCGAGAACTACGACTTCCTGTTTACGTCAGACCCGACACGCTGCCGTGTTATCGAGGTATGGCGCAAAGAGACCAAGCCACGTTGCCGTTGCCATGACTATAACAACGGAGACATCTATAAGATTGAGATTGAGGACTACAACGAAATGGTTGTAGGTGTGAACGCACGGCGATTGGAGCAAGGACTTGCACAAGGCATGAAGCGTGAGGACATTCCAATGATTGAAGCCAAGTGGTTTATAGATGATTATTGGTACTACTACTACCTCACTCCGTTTGGTGACATCTTGCGCGAGGGCGAGACACCTTACGAGCACAAAAGCCACCCTTACGTGTTCAAGGCATACCCATTCATAGACGGCGAGATACACAGCTTTGTGGCCGACGTTATCGACCAGCAGCGTTATGTAAACCGATTGATTACCCTCAACGACTGGATAATGCGAGCCAGTGCCAAGGGTTTGCTTATCTTCCCCGAGGACTGTCTGCCCAAGGGCATGGATATTTCGGAGATTGCCGACGAGTGGAGCAGGTTCAACGGCGTGATTGTTATCCGCAAGGGAGCAAAAAATTTGCCGCAGCAGGTAGCCAACAACGCAACAAATATCGGTATTACCGAGTTGCTCAACCTCCAGTTAAAACTCGTAGAGGATATTTCGGGCGTGAACGGAAGCCTGCAAGGAAAGCCTGGATATAGTGGTATGTCGGCCAGCCTTTACAGCCAGCAGACACAGAACGCCACCACTTCACTACTCGACTTGCTCGACAGTTACAGCACCTTTGTAGTGGACGGTGCATATAAGGACGTGAAGAATATACAGCAGTATTACGACAGCAAACGTGTCTTCAATATTGCAGGCAAGAGCGGCGCACAAGTGGAGTACGACCCGAAGAAGATACGCGATGTGGAGTTCGACCTGTCAATCACAGAGAGCACCACCACACCAGCCTACCGACAAATGGCCAACGATTTCCTTATGGAGATATGGCGCACAGGTCAGATTTCACTGCAACAGTTGTTGGAGCACGGCAACTTCCCATTCTCCGACGAACTCATACAGAGTTTGCAGAGCCAGCAGGAAGCCGTGGCACAAGGCGAGACCCCACAAGGACTATCGCCACAACTGCAACAGCAGATACAACAGCAAGCCCCAGCCAATCCGCAGGCTATGAAAATGGCACAGCAGATGTTGAGCGCATAACAGGAAAGGGAGTAACCAAACGGCTACTCCCTTTTTAGATGTCCTCATGCAAATGGTTACGAAGCAAACCACGCGAGGTATTGTTTCTTCTTCAAGTCAACTACACTCTTAGGCAACAGGCCTGTGCCGTTGGCGTATGGTGTGCAGTAGAAGCACTCCTTCTCCAGTGCCAACACACTTACCTTTTGCGACATGTAGCCTTTTCTCTTATAGATACGCATATTGTAGCGGTCGAGCACTAACAGCGTCTTCTTCTTGTCGTCGAGTGGTAACACATACTTGCGCACTCCTGTCTTCCGATAGGCCTTGTCAGCCATCTTCACGGCCTTGCGGTAACGAACCGCAGCCTTAATTCTCTTAAAGATGTTCATATTCTTATAATTAAAAGTTATTATATTGTAGCCGCAGAAACAGCGCATTTCTTTGGCACACGGTAATGTTCATTTGTTATGATTGTCGGCAAGTCCATTTCTCTGAAACAGATATGCAGGCCGATTGCACGTGTCATAAGCAGGTCGTCGTGCTTTCCGATGATAGCACCATACGCGCCGTTTTGCTTGCGCTCATACGTCAGATACTCGTCGAGGCAGCGCACGTCGCGCTCCACATACAATCCCTCACGGATAACCTTAACCAGCGTCGTTATAATCATCGGCTTGGTAGATACGTTGGTCTGAAAGCCGTACTTCTTCGGGAAGCCCTGTTGTATCTCGTCCTCACTTTGTCGGCGTGCATACAGGTTTGTGTAAACACTGCCCAGTTGATTGAGGATATAAAGCGACTGGTCGCCGCCCTCAACGTGGCGTTCCTTGTCTCTACTATCCATTGTGTTGCTCTCGATAACGAGCAGGCTATCATCGTAGAACGCTGCAATCTGTGCCGCTTTCCATGCCAGCAAGTCAATATCTATGTGTCCGTACCATTGTGCCACGACGACAGGCTTGTCGCCGTCCATCATAAACAGGCGGTCGAACACAACGATAACAGACCAGTCAGCCTTGTTGGAGCGTCCACCGACATCGACCACAGTAAGGTAGCGGTCGGCCACACGTTCCTCTTCGTCGATTTCGGGCATAGACCATATTTGCAACTGTCCTTGGCTGTCCTCGTGGAAGCGTAAGTTTTCCAGTGCCTCCTCTCCCTCTTCGCCGTCGGCATACACGTCGCCCAAATATCGGGCAGGACGGCAGGCAGGACGCAGTTTCTCCACCTGCGACTTGTCGAATACACGCGCACCCGAATGGACAAATGCCTCTTCATCGTCCGACGGATATTCGGAAGCCATGCCTCCGTGGTCGTTGTGCGTCTTTCGCTCTTCGATGTACCAGTTGATGTTTTCCAGTGAAGCACCAATCGTCCATAGCCACCACAGGTATTTGCCGTTCTCCTCACGGTCTGATGCAACAAAGTCGTTGTTGCGGTTCTTATATAGACGCTCTGCAAAAGCGTTTCTTTCCTTGTCGTTCTCAAACGGCTTCCAGTATAGTTCAATCTCGAACCATGCCACGAACAGAGCCTCAAAAGACGACTTGCCATTCTTGGCTGCATCATACTCACGCTGAAAGAAGTTACCTGTACCATTGGCCGTACTCTCGTAGATGATAGCCGTATAAGGTTGCATGGCGATACCCGAACAGGCAGAGCGCACAATGTCCTCGGGTGTCTTTCCCTCGGTCTTCTTCCACAAGCCGACCTCTGACAGGTGTACGAGGTTGTAGTCGTCACCACGCACGCTGTCGGGCTTCTCGGCAGAACCCACCGTAATAGTGCAGTTTCGTTGCGGTATCTTGTGTGTGTCCTGCGTAGCACCTACGCCAGCCCACTTCGTTTCTCGCGCGTCGTATGCCGTGCCCAGTTTATACAGGTACTCCGTCGGATACTTCTTCAACATCTTGTTGAACATGTTTTGTATCTTCGTGGCTGTGCCCTTTACCTGTGCAACGATAAGGCTGTTAAGACCAACCTTGTGCACCAGTTGCAACCATGCGAAGTACATCTGTATCGTAGTAGAGCCTCCCCACTGACGTGCTTTCAACAGCACGAGGCGAATAGGCTTTCCAGCTTTTCTCTTTGCCTCCAGCTTCTCGACGAGGCGACGCTGTGGCCGTGTGAGGTTGAACAACACATCGTCGCCACCTCCCTTTGGTTTGATGTAAACGAGGAACGCAGCCCAAAAGGCGAAGTCGAAACGGAAGCGAATACGTGTCAGTTGCTCGACAATCTTGTGCAGTGCCTCATCATCAAACACAATTCCCTCTTCCTCGTCTGCGAGTTCGTGTATGAAGTATTCCTCGATACTGCCATACTTGATGATACCTTTAACCAATGGAACTTTAAGCATTTCCACTGGCAGGTATTGCACATGGATAGGATAGTCTTTTATCTCCACACGCCGACGCTTCCCCACTGAACCCTCGCCAGTGATAGGATTGAAATAAGCATTGCGAGTATCGTTGCGTTGCTCATTCTCTTTCAATATGTTGCGTGTGTTGATATTCATTTAACTTTTATGAAAGGGTGATTGAGTGCTGACAGCAGCGTGCCAGCAGCAAAGCAATAGGCGTGAACGCCCACTGCGACATTTGGAAGTATGATGCCCAGCAATATAGAGAACCATATCTGACCAGCCCACAACCATTTGGAACGCACCTCGCAAGTGAACAGCCCCAGCAGTGCATAGCAGAAGCCCGACAACCCTACGACAGGCGAAGCAGGCAGGCACAAGTCGGGCACAGATATAGCGATGATGTAAGCCGCCGCCAGTTTCCACAAAGACGTTGGCAGGATAAAGGCAATAGACAGGAAGCACCAAGCGTTCAACAGCGCATGCACAATACCTGTATGGAAGAATGGATATGCAAGACGCGCCAGCAACGGCGCATCGACACACATCATTACTGATGCAGGCAGGAAGCCGACCAACGTCTGTGCGATGAACACAGGAGTGAGCAGCATGGATATTATTTTTGCATACGATGTTTGTTCCATTGCCTTTTGATTTTATAAACGGTTTGCCTTACAGAGAGAGGTGTCATGTAGAACTTCGGTGCAGGCGAGTTTACTACGAAGATACACAGACGGAATATAGATAGCTTCGGGTGTAGCTTGTGCATTTCCATGACGCGGTTGTATATCTCTTGGAACATTTCACGCTTCATCGGTCGCATTTCTTTTAGCTTGTCACCTTTCATCATGCGAGCGACGACGATAGCCGCACGTTCCTCTGATACCCAAAAACGAGCAGACGACATGTTGGCGACACGTTGCCAAACTTCTGTTAGCCGTATCACCTCGCAGGCTGCTATGTCTTCGTAGTACGCACGCATCAAGTCTTGATTACGTTCCTGCTCATACTCGAATGTACTTCCATCGTGTTTCAAATCAGTAATAGTCGGGACTATGTTTATTGTGTAAAGTTACTAAACACGAGAGTAAAAAGATAAAAGTGAGAACGCAATTATTCACGCTATTTTTGCGGCAGAATAAATCGTAATCTCATTATAATATGGCAACGACTGATAATCAACCTCCAAAGAGCAAGCGTGAATTGCTCAACGAGCGTCTTGCAGGAAAATACCCCGACAAGGATTTTACCGACGACGAGGCGTTTTACGGTCAAATCTCCGACGATTTCGACACTTACGACAACGAACTGGGTGGTTACAAGGAACGTGAGAAAGCCTTTTCAGACATGTTTACCAGTGACCCACGCAGTGCAAGTTTCATTACCGACTGGCGAAAGGGCGAAGACCCTGTTGTCGGTCTTGTTCGTCGCTTCGGCCCCGACATCAAGGACGCACTCGAAGACCCCGAGCAGCAGGAAGTTCTTGCAAAGGCCAGCGAAGAGTATTACAAACAGCTGACCAAAGCCAAGGAACTTGAAGACGCTTACGGTAAGAACTGGCCAGAGACCATGCAGCGTTTCGACGAGTTCATTTCAAGTGGTAAGATGTCCGAGGACGATGTGGACGACGTATTTGAACTTATCCGTAAAATCATCGACGACGGTATTGTCGGTATTATCTCAGAGGAAACCATTGCAATGGCATTGAAAGCCTTGAAGCATGATACAGATGTAGCCGACGCAGACCATGCAGGCGAAGTTCGTGGACGCAACTCCAAGATTGAGGAACAGCTACGACACGGCAGCAAGGGCGACGGCACTGCCCAGCTTGACGGACAGAACGGCAAGGCAGGCGGCGGTAGTGGCAGACGCAGAGACCTCGGGCCTCTTGGCGACATCGACGGCACGCAGAACATTTGGGAACGTGGCGGCGAGAAGAGAACTAAACGATAACCAAATTTATAAACATCAATAATAAACAACATGAAGAAAACGAAATCAATTTTGAGCATTGTTTGCTCTTTCCTGCTTACAATGCTTGCGTATGTAACAGGCACTTCGGGCGTTACTATGGCCGCAGCCAGCAACTTGCCCGATGCAGGTGTAACCACTGGTGGCGCAGGCGGTATCGGCAACGATACCGCTGGTATTGGCACAGAGAGCGCAGGCCGTCAAGAAGGTGACCCCGAGTTCTATACCAAGGACATCGACAAGCGCATTACAAAAATCCGTCCTATGGCAACGCCTATTGACCAAATTTCGCGTTATGCCAAGGCGCAGCCTTCCGATAGTTTCGAGGTGAAGTATTACAGCGTAGGCACACGCCCTATCACTTGCAAGACCGCCGATGCCGTGACAGAGCAGTCCACTGGCGCAAGTATCTCCCTGCCTGTGGACGACCCCAACATGTTTACTTTGGACGACACTATCCGCGTAGTAGGTGTTAAGGGTAAGTATGACGAGAAAGGCAAGGCTTACGATGAAAGTGACGAGAACGCCCCCGACCTTGTCCTGTGCGTATGTGGCCGCAACGACAGTACCTCAATGCCTACCGTATATGCAGTAAACGGTAATCTCGACAGCAAGCAGCAGGCTACTCTCGTTCCTGCAATCCCTGCTGGCACTACTCTCGTGCGCATGGGTAAGGCTTGTGGCGAACTTGACGTACAGACAGGCCGCTTCAACAACATTCCTTCTGCCGAGGTTCAGTATTGTCAGAACTTCATGATACAGGTAGAGCAGTCCACTTTCGACAAGATTGCAGCCAAGGAAGTAGATTGGAGTTTCTCTGACATCGAGGAGGATGGTATCTACGACATGCGTCTCTCGCAGGAGAACACATACATGTTCGGCGTGAAGAACAAGATTTACCACACCACTAAGAACGGCATGGCTACATGGTTCACTGGCGGTATTTGGTGGATGGCTGGCAAGGACATCGAGGTTGGCGAGTGGGATGCAACCAAGAAGTGTGCTGTTATCTCTGACGAGAACCTTGTTGACATCACCAAGGACTTGTTCGTTGGTACTGGTATCGGCAACAAGCGTAAAATCCTGTTCTGCGGTTCTGATATGCTTAGCGCATTCTCTAAGATTAAGAGCGAAAAGTTCAGACTGAAAGACACCGTAGAGGTTTGGAACTTGAAGTTCAAGTCTTGGGACACCGACTTCGGCGAGGTGCTCACTATCCACCACGAGTTGTTTGACGCAAACGGCATGTCTGATTGTGGCTTCGCAATGGACCCCGAGTATCTGACTAAGAAGACACACGTATCTTGGAGCCGTAACATTCTCGACTTGAAGAAAGCAGGTATCCGCAACACTGACGCAGTAGTAATACAGGAGGTCGCTTGTCTGTATCTGCGTTATGCTAAGGCTCATGCACGTATGCGTCTTGCCAAGGCTGCATAAGCAACATCTGTCATAACAATATAAATAAAGGCCAAAGGGGCGGGCAGCAACAATCGCCCGCCCCTTTTCTTATACCAACTTTATAAAAATCCAAATTATATGCTTAAGAAATATCAGAGCAAAAGTTCCATTAGCCTTAGCGTGCTGATGAATACAGGAAAGAGTGTCCACGTTTCTTTCGATAGCCTCACAGGAGGCGGCAGTATATTCTACACTGACGACGAGGAATTACAGGAGGCACTTGCCAAGCATCACAAGTATGGCCGTTTGTTCAAGGAGGTAGAACTCGTGAAGCCAGTTGCAGAACCTGCCCCAAAGAAGAAACCTGTCGTAAAGGAGGAAGAGGTAGAAGACGTGGAGGACATTGACGAAGTTGATGATACCGAGGACGAGGTGGACGAAACCGAGTACGAAACCACAGAAGAGAACGCCGAGGACGAAGCCACCGAAGACGAAGCCACCGAAGAGAACGCCGAGGAAGTACAGGAGCAAGAAGCACCTGTTGCTACTGGAAAGCAGATACACGTAACCAACCTCGAGGACGCAAAGAACTATTTGGCCGACAACTTAGGAGTGAGCCGTACTAAGCTACGTTCAAAGAAAGCTATTTTAGAAGTTGCCGAGGCAAACGGCATTGTGTTCGTAGGCATCTAAACAAGCTCCACCCACATGAAGTACGAACTAAGCGAACTCCAACTTGCGGTGCGCATCGCTATGGATGAGAACATGGTGAGTAGTCCACTCGCTGCTTTGGGCGACATCGACACATTGAGCCTTGATGAAATCATTAAGAGCAAGATATGCGATGCAGCCCGAGCGGTCGAGCAGGAAGCCCCCACGTATCTCTTGGACGGCGGCAAAGCCTTTGGGGATAGTATCAAATGGAAAGGGCAAGTGGGAATAGGTATGGGCAGTATTCACCTGCCCGATGATTTTATGCGCCTTGTTACTTTCCAAATGAGCGACTGGAGCAGAGCCGTCACGACAGCCATAAGTGAAGACGACCCACAATATGAGTTGCAGAATAGCCGATACCCAGGCATTAGGGGCAATCCTCAAAAGCCTGTTGTGGCAATCAGCATGCAACCAATCGGCCTTGTACTGGAGTTTTACAGTTGCACAGGCGGCGAGAACGTATTTGTGAGACGTGCACGTTATATTCCAATCCCTCGCATCGAAGGCGACGAGATAGACATCTGTGAGAAGTTAAAGACAGCCATTGTGTACTATGCAGCCTACCTAACGGCACTAAGCATTAAGGACGCAGACTTGGCTGCAAGTATGCTAAACACAAGTAAAGAATATATGAAATGAACTTAGATATCAACAACCTTGGCACTTTCTCCAACATAAAGGCCGTATGGGCTAAGTACCCCGAGGGTGGCAAAGAGGGTGACTATCTTATGATAGGCAACACCAAGTATCGTTGGAATAAGTACGACCAAATATGGGAGAACGCCGCCACCGTGACCCAAGGCACGGCGCGAAGCAATGAAATCATTGACGGCGACCTCACAGTTCAGGACAATCTAACAGTGGCAGGCACACTTCGCGCCAAGGCAGTGAAGCAGCCTAACTGCGGATTGTTCAAAAACCTTGATGCACTGAAAGCACAGTACCCCAAGCCCGATGTAGGCATGTGGGCAGCAGTAGGCAACAGCACTCCTGCCGACATCTATCGTTGCGACACCGATGGCGTATGGACTGCGACAGGCGAGAAAGGCGGTGTGGATAACCTCGACCTTACCGACGTTGAGACCAACATCAAAGACTTGCAAACGAAGCTGTCCAGCGAGAGCACTACACGCGCAGAGAAAGATACAGCGTTGAACGCCCTTATCACATCGCTAAAATCTACTGTTGATACTCTTATGAGTGGAGACGCAAGTGAAGCCATTGAGAGCTTCAACGAAGTGATTGCTTTCTTGAAAGACGTTAAGGACGACGAGACGCTAACAGGAATACTCAATAACCTTAACACGGCTATTGAGAGCCTGCAAGCAACAGCTACCGAACTGACACGCACCATTGTTGTCGATGAAATAAACTCGTTCCCCTCTACGGAGCAGGTAAGGGAAATGATTGCCAGTGGTAGCGTCGTCACTCGCTACACCGTGATGGACGCAAAGAAAAAACTTGCCGTAGGTTATGTGGATTTCTTCTTTGACCAAATGAAGCACCAGTTGATAGAAGTTCTTACAACTATCAACAGCCTATCGTCAGACGGCAACATCGAAACTGGAACCCACAGAGACGGCACTCTGCTCCACTACGTACGCTTCTATAACATCAATAGTCCACACCTCACCAACGAAAGAGCAACGTGGACTAAATGGAAAGAAGATGTGCCCGACAGCCTGCTTGAAAAAATAAATCAAGTAGCGACACTGGCCAATAACGCCAAGAAGGTTGTCATGCTGAACTTCATCATCCGCAAGAGCGGCATAATGGTAACTATTCCGAATGGCAAAGACCAGTATTATTACAACGCTGCAACGAACAAGTTGTATAAGTCAGAGTTCTACGTATTGAATTCGATAAGCGGCTATCGCTGGGCGCAGGCAGATATTTCCGATACTATCATCTATGTAAATAAGGAAGAGAACGTGCCGTATCGCTATGACGGCAGTACTCTTGTAGCCATTGCGCCAAAGGACAGCCCAGCAAGTATCTTCAACGCAACCGTGGAGAAACCTGTCAGTGGTTACTACACCCTGTGCGACCTCGACAATACATCGTTGAGTGCCGTGCATGCTGCATGGGAGGCACAAAAGGCCGTTAGCGGTTTGATGTTGTCTTACGAAATGGGCGCAGGTATTTGGAAGACCTACCAGTATGTAGGCAAGACCGTAACCGAAAGCAACTGGTTCGACACCGACAACTGGAAAGACTTTGGTTCACTGGCCGCAGGAAGTGAGACGTACATCATCATCGACGCACTTATTGGCAATCCTGCCGTTGGCGATTACTATACGCTCAATACAGCTGTGCAGGCATTGATGCAGTACCAAAAGGATAGCGGCGTTACCTATGCAAAGAAAGGTCTTATCATATCGTATAAGACTGGCGAGAACACAATGGAAACAAAGCAGTTCCAAGGTGAGATTAACGACTTCGGCGAGGTGAGCCTGTGGAAAGACTTTGGCGGCGGTAGCAAGGTGGAGACCAAGGACGCGCCCGAAAAGAACGGCAAAGACGCTCTTAGCACTGGCGGCGCATACGCGCATATCCCAACCAGCATTAACGTGAACACCGAGACCGAGGGCACAGTGAAGTTACACCTCGAGAACGACGAGGGCGAAATGGTGGGCGAAGAGGTGCAGTTCCTTGTCGGCACAGGAAGCGGCGGTACAGGTACTACCATTGCCGTGCAGTTCCAGCAGAACCCCCTGTATGGTAAGGCAGGCGGTGAGTTTGTTGTGAAAGCAGCCATCATGTCTGTAACCAAAGCAGGCAGTCAGGAAATGAGCAACTCTATTTTCAGTGTGGAAGTTATCGACCGCACCACGAAGAAGACACTTGCCACATTCCAGCCCAAGCAGCCGTCGAGTGCCACACTGGACGATTATAGCTTCTCTTTCGACATCAGCAACTTGTTCACACTTGCAGGACAAAGCAACCTCCAGTTGCTTATCACTGATGACGGCGGCAACACTGCCACAAAGAACCTAAGCGTAGTGGCAGTAGATGTTACCTGTGTGAGTGCGCAGACACTGAACTACACCAAAGACACCTCATTGGAGGTAGGCGGCAGGTCGAAGAACATTCTTATGTACTCGTTCCCCAACAATGCAAGCGACAAAGGTATCAAGGCGACAATCGAGATATATAAGGATAACACATGGAAGACCCTTGCGCATCCAGTCGTGACCGACACATACAGCCACACCGTAGCCATTGACCCGACAGGCATGGCGCACGGCGCATATCCTATCCGCATACAAGGTGAGGATGTTGCCAGTGGTGTAAAGGGTAATATCCTGCACACGGCTGTAATGGTCATTCAGCAGGACAGCACGCTTGACGACTATGACACGCCTATAGTTGTTGCACGCTGGAGCGACGACAGCGAGAGCAAGAAGAAACTCTTCTCCACTGTTGAGTTTGACGTGGCAGTGTATAAGCGCAGTGTTGCGCGTCCAGAAGTTAGTGTGATTATGGAACTCGGCTCAACGTCGGAGGAAGTGGCACACCAAGTAATGGGACGTGATACCACCTATACCATTGACAAGCGTCTTGTTGGTTACAACGAGGGCGACATGCTAACCTTCCGTGCCAGCTGTGGTGACGTGTCAATGCCCGAGGACTACGTTATAACCATTGACGGTACTTTCTTGCCAATCAGCGAGACCGAGGGCGCAGTGTATAAGATTGACCTTGCAGGACGCAGCAATGCCGACAGCGACAAGAGTATCAAGGTAGAGACCAGCGATGGCGGTGAGGTTCGTATTGACGTAACAGGTTCTAACTACTCCACCAATGGATTTGTTAAGAGCAGTTTCGGCACAAGTGAATATGGCACACCCAGCGACAAAGGACGCATGGCATTGCGTGTTGCTGAAGACGTGACCGCCGTATGTACCGACAAGCCTTTCAGCAATGCCAACATCGAAACAAATGGCATGGCGTTGTCGTTTACTGTCATGGTTAAGAACGTTGCCGACCGCAACGCACACATCTTGGAGTGTATGGGCGACAAGCTGGGCTTTGTGTTGACTGGCGAGAAACTCGTTGTTGCAGTAAACGGCGACCTCGATGACGCAGCCACCAGCGCCACCGTGCCCTACGTGAACGACAAAGAAACACGCTTTGACATTGTTATTGAGCCAAGTGCCATTGCCCCTTACGGCGGTATTGGCGTGATTAAGATATTCCGCAATGGTGATGAGGCTGGCGCAGTAGCCTATAAGGCAGGCGAGTTGCCCACCACCGACGCAACAATCAAGATGGACGGTCACGAAGCAGACCTTTACCTGTTTACCATGACGCGCTGGAATACCTACTACAACTTTGTGCAAGCCTGCAATAACTACCTCATTGGACTTCTCGACACCAACGCTATGATTAGCGAGTATGAGAAGAACGACGTGCTTGTATCGCAGACCGCCGAGGGAACGACTAAAGACCGCCCAAGTATGCAGAAGTGTTTGGATGCAGGCCTCATGGTGTGCGTGATTACAAAGAACCCCGATACCGACGACATCGCCGCCAACTATCCAGACTACTTGGAGGGCTTGGACGGCGACAAGAAGACAAAGCAGGTAGTGGACTGGTATTGCTACTTCCCCGATAGACCATGGCAGAACTGCCACATCATCAAGTTTGAGCAGACCAATCAAGGTACTACTTCCTCTTGGCGAGCTATCAAGAACAAGAAAGGCAAGTTCAAGAAAGCCTATAAGATTGAATTGCTCTACACTCGCGAGGAAATCGCCGCCATGTATAACAACGACGAGACTATCCTTGCCAAGTATGATGCCTGTGCAGAGAACGCTGCCAAGAATAAAATCCAAATCATTGACGGTGGTAACTTCACAAACATCGCAACAATCAAGGTGGACTACTCAGACAGTTGCGGTGCACACAACGGCGCAATGATGCACTTGATGAACGACACGCAGATAGCACTTGGCGACAAGTACAAGACCCCTGCGCAGGTATTCAACGAGGGCAGTTACGAGATACATACCAGTATCGACAGCGTACCTTGTGCATTGTTCCGCACCGACAGCAAGATGAACTCCAACGACGCTTGCGACCCAACAAAGGCATACTTCCATGCAAAAGCAAACTTCAATGCCGACAAGGGCGATGCAGGCTTCTATGGCTTCGAGAAGACAAAGGGCTATAACGCCGACTGTCTGAACTATGGCGACTTCAAGGAACTTGTGGCAGCGAAAGACCAAGACCTCACCGAGTTTAAGAACGCTGTGCTGAACACAGCAGCCGACGAACTTGTTGCAGGTAACATCTATGTATTGAGTGAGTATTGTGGCCCTAAACATGTAGTGCTGGAGAACGACGGTACAGGAGCAATGGTAGAGGTTGATGCAGTTGCAGAGCCTACCGAGATAGACAAGACACTTGCGGAAGTGCTTGCCGATGCAGTGAACAACTACAAGATGAACCTTGTATATCACACCAACGACGACAAGTATTGCCAGTATCACGGCGGCAACTGGAAAGACACCACGGGAGAAATGACGTTTAACCCTGCCACGAAGAAGTGGAGTGTCAGCGGCAGAGTGGTAAATCCTGTTGAGTGCTACGAGTTTCTGAAGTATGACGCTTTCGACTGGGGACAGGGAGCGAACAGCCCCGAAGACCTTATGAAGATAGACCCAGCTACCAACGCGCCATTGTGGTTGAGTTATTATGAAAGCCGTTATCCCGACGACGACGACCTCAACGCGCTGTATGAAGCAGGCAAAAAAGTACCTTACCAGTTGTATCGTTGGCTGCACTTCAACCAAGAGTGTAACCACAACCTCACCGAGGACAGTGGCGCAAACGGTGCAAAGAACGCGGACGGTAGCGAGAAATACTTTAATGGTGCTGGAGCAGCTACTACTATCACGCTTGGCGGAAAGGAAGTAGCAGGCACGAAAGAGAACCGCTTGAAGAAGTGGCGACAGGAAGTGCGCAACTACGCTAACCCTTACTCTCTAAACTGCTATGTTATTGCCAGCGACTATAAGGCCGCAGTTGACCAGCGAAGCAAGAACATGATGATAGCGTTCTATCTTGACACTGACCTCGTCATGCGTGCCTACTTCAACCACTGGTATGACGGCGACTGCGTGGACGGCTCAGACAATGACTGCGGCCTTACCATTCCTTGGGATATGGACGCAAAGACCAGTCATCTGTATCAAGGTTGGGACGGTGTGATGTTCAACCAAGCCTATCGAGCAGAGGAAACGAAGCAGACCGATAGCGAGGGTAACATCTTAGACCGTGGCGGCGTATGGCTCGACAAGGACGGCACAAGCACACTGACGCTTCATGACGTTGCCGACGCTATGCGCAAGGTGGAGAAGAACGGCATGCGCCTATTCTCTGCTGACGGCTGTTATTACTACTGGGTAACACTGCGCCTTAATAAGTGGGCAAAGGTAATTAGTTCGTTTGACGGTGAGCGCAAGTATATTCAGAACTCTACCAGTTCGGCAAACTACTTCTACGCTCTTCACGGATTGAGACTGGAAGACCTGCCCGACTACCAGCGCAAGCGTTTCAAGATGTGCGACGGCCAGTATGAGGTGGGCGACCTTTACACCAATCCATTCAAGATGCGTGCAATGGGCACAATCCAAATTAAGATTACCGCCGCACAGGACGGCTTCTTTGGTTTGGGTGAAGACCGCGCCGACACTGTTGCCGACAAGTGCCAGTTGAAAGCAGGCGAGAGTTACACGCTTACTGCCAACGCCGCACAGGAGAGTGGTAAGATGATTTATATCTTCGGTGCAGATAAGTTGGCTGTGCTCGACATCAGCGCGTGCACGCCCAAGCAGGAGGGTTTCGACATCAGTAGTTGTGTACTGCTGGAGAAACTTATTGTCGGTGGCTTCGGCTATATACCTGCATACACTACTGGCCTGTTGTCTTCACTGGAGTTGCCTGCAATGCCATTCTTGCAAGAGATAGATATTCAGTACACGAAGATACTATCACTTCGCGCTGCTAACTGTCCTCGCTTGAAGACTGTCAAGGCATACGGAAGTAGCCTGCGCACATTCACTCCGTCGGAGGCCTGTCCGCTCGACACGCTCCAGTTGCCGAGCACCATGACGGATCTTGCGCTGGTGAACATGCCGAAGATTGCATATCCTAACGGCGGTATGAACATCGAGGGCTTTAAGAACGTAGTCAATATACGTGTTGGCGGCTGTCCTAATGTGGACGCTCTGCAACTTCTTGAAGACGCTCTCGACAGCGGTGCAAAAATTGCAACAGTCACTATTCCCGACGTGGACGTTACCAAGGGCACAAAGATACTCGACACCTTGAAGAGCCTCGGCACTCGTGGTAATGGTAGCGAACTGACCAACGCCTGCGACGGCCTTAGTGGTAAGTGGATGTTCGACGTGTTTGTGGAAGACGAGAAAATCGAGGCACTGCGAGCTTATTTCCCAGAGTTGGAAATCAAGAACGTGCAGTACACCCTCATCAGTTTTGATGATACTGTGGAAGATGGCGAGAATATCAGCAATGAGGACAACAAGACTGGCTATGCCTACGGCAACGACTACGTGCCAAGCGGTCATGTGAGCAACATACTCAATCGTCGCCACACGGTGCTTGGCAAGTACCAAGGCAACAAGAAGATGAAGGTGTGTCTGCTTGACGACAACAACCGCAATTACTATCACGACGGCACGGAAGCCAACTTGAAAGGTGACCGCGACAGCACGAAGCAAGACGAGGGCGACGTGTACGTTTACGAGCCTCACTACTGGTATAAAGGTGTGAACGACTACATCAACGACAAGAAGTATCAAGCCTTTTCGTCGGTAGCCAAAACGCCCGAGGACGCAGGAAGCCGAAGCGAAAAAGTGAACCTCTCAACACTGGAGAAGTGGGATGGGCAAGCGTTGAGCATCAGCAACCTGCAAACAGGCAGCAATGTTGAGGACAACCTCAAGACCTACGACATCTACAACGTATATAAGGTGTCTGTGAAAGATGCCAAGATGATGAGGTGGCCAGGCATAGCCAGTGGCAGCTACTGTTCAGCCTATGCCGACAAGGACGGCAAATGCTTGGAGGTGGTAAAGCTGACGGCCAACAATGGTTATCAGAACGGCGATTACTTGTTTGCCAAAGTGCCAAAGAACGCCGTGTGGCTCTACTTCACCGCGCCAAAGGATATTGACACCAACCTCTATCCCGACTGGTGCGTGCGTTGTTTCTCGGAAGAGATAGTGGCCGTTGAACCTGACTGGGTAGAGCATGTGCCCTGTTTGACAGGCGCATACGAAGCCAATTATCAGAACGACGTACTGCGTAGTATCAGCGGCAGCAATGCCACTAACAACTACCAAGCAGGACAGTATCAAGACTTCGGCATAGCGCGAGGTGATGGTTTCCAGTGTGTGGACTACGAAATGTCGAAAGACGTAGCTAACCTCTTCTATGCCAAGTATGGCACACGCGACAGCCAAAAGCAGTGTGGCTACGGCACAGGAACGACAGGCTATGTGTGCGGCAAGACCGACATCTTAGGTATGCGCGACACCGTCAATCCGAACAACGCCAGCAGTCACGGCTTCTATTACGACACGAAGACAAAGGCTTACGTCGATGTGACAAGCGTGAACGTGATGGGCTATGAGAACTGGCAAGGTGACAGTGGCGAGTGGATGAGCCGTGTAGGTATCGGCAATGGCACATACGTTACAGACAATCTTGGCAAGAACCGACAGACCAAATACGGTGTATGGCAGATTACCACCTATGACGGCAGCGTGCGTGAGGTGCAGGGCGTGAGAGATAGCGACAAGTATATCATAAGAGTAAGGAACGGACGCTTCTGCGACGTTATCGCTACTTTCTTAGGCGGAACGAGCAGTACATTCTATTCCGACTACCAATGGTACAGCGATGCGGCCTCTCGTGTGGTGGCTCGGTCGAGCGGCAGCGCGGGTGCGGTCGGCGGCGTTGCGTATGCGAATGCGGGTTACGCTGCGTCGAGTGCGAGCACGTACCCCGGTTCTCGGCTTGCCTTCAGAGGTGAGATTGAGTTCGTAGAGTGTGTGGAAGAATACAAGGCACTGGGCATGGTTGCGTAAGCAGCCATGAGTGCGAGAAAAATGCGATATGCGGTGCGCGAGGGCGATTTGTTCGACCCTCGGGCACTGCAAAAAAATAACAGGCGGAATTTCCCAAGCCTCTCGTGTGGTGGCTCGGTCGAACAACAACGCGAATGCGAACGGCGGCGTTGCGTATGCGAATGCGAATAACGCTGCGTCGAATGCGAACACGAACTACGGTTCTCGGCTTGCAAACATTAAAAAGATAAAAGTGTAGATGGAGTGAATGTAATTAAATTTGCGCCATCAAACGCCTAAAGATATTTGTGCGTACGATAAGTGGATACGTGTATCCGAATTTTGAGCACAGGGAAATGAGCCTTGGCAGCAGCATTGGTAAGGAAGACAACTTCCCGACCAGTGGAAAGCCAAAAAATATACACACGGAGCAGAGTTTGGTAGGCATGGCAACATGAGCCGAAGAAGTCGTACTCCAAAAAATGAAGGCGTTAAAAAAGGCAACGTAAGATGAAACGATACGGAAAGAATGACCATTTGATAGAAGCTATCACCGAGGAAAGTAACCTCAACGAGAGCATTGACCGCGTGTTACGCGGACGAAGACGCAAGCGCACAAAAGCAGGCAGGTATATTCTCTCTCATCGTAAGGAAATCATCGAGCGATTACAAAGAGAAATTAGGAGCGGCACATTCAAAGTGACGCACTACAAAGAAATGATGGTGACCGATGGGCCAAAGGTGAGACGTGGGCAAAGCGTAAGCCTGTATGAACGCATCGGATGCAATGCCATCATGCGTGTGGTGGAGGCAGTAATCAAGAAGCATTACATCATGACCACCGCATCGAGCATAGAGGGTCGCGGCATGCACTACTTGAAACGGTGTATAGAAGCCGACATAAAGAAAGACCCCGACGGCACACGGTACAATTATAAGTTCGACATTCACAAGTTCTACGAGAGTGTGAGCCAAGACTTTATGATGTACAGCCTGCGCAGAATGTTCAAAGAGCCTACACTGCTGACGATACTGGAGCGGTTTGTGAGGATGATGCCCAGTGGGCTGAGCATAGGATTGAGAAGCTCGCAAGGCTTTGCCAATCTGTTAATCTCCATGTTCCTCGACCACTATCTGAAAGACAGAATGGGCGTGAAATACTTCTACCGTTATTGTGATGACGGAATGGCATTCGGCGACAAGGCGCGATTGTGGATAATATGTGACACAGTGCATGAGCGTGTGGAACTGATGCAGCTAAAAGTTAAAGCCAACGACAGAGTGAGACCAACCGCCGACGGTATAGACTTCTTGGGTTACATCAACTATCCCGAACACAGCCTACTAAGAAAAAGAAACAAACAGAAAGCCGCGCGAGCCTTGCACCGATTGAAGAGCAAGAAGCGCATAGCGCAGTGGGAAGCCACACTCTACGGCGAGTGCAAGCATTGCAACGGCAGAAATTTATTCAAGAAATTAACAGGTAAGACAATGGAACAATACAAACGATTGAAAGACCAGCACATTAAGGCCTCATACGAGGACGGCAAGAAAAGGTTTGAGGGTAGAGAGGTTAACTTAGAAACCTTGCAAGGCGAAGAGTTTCTTGTGTTGGACTTTGAAACAGGGATAGTAACCAGTCCACAGCGTAAGGACTACGAGCGCAAAGTGGAAACTGCACAGCGACGACTGGACGACATGACAAGAGACGGACGTACACCTCCCAAGAGTTTCGTATATCCCGACGACATTGAGAAGCCAGTAGGCAAATATCTGATGCACATACGACGCAATGACGGCGTAGATGTTAAGGTGTTCACTGGCGACCACGAGAATTACAGCATACTCGAGCAAATGCGACAGATAGGTTTGCCAATGCTTGCCAGCGTCGAGCCTATTCGTTGCAAAGGTTTCACCCGATATAGACTTTGCTAACATGAGAAAAGAAAACGGAATACTGCCCAAGGCACTGCGTTGCATCAATGCACGCAAAGACAAGTGGGCTATCGTGTGGGGCGGCGAGCCTTGTGAGGATAGCGACAACTTCGACTACATGGAAGAAGTGTTTGACCACAAGCCGACGTTGCAAGAGATACATGCAACCATCGACGCATACTACAATGGACTGGTGGACGAGAAGATTGCTACTGGTTACGAGTGGCACGGTACTCCTGTGTACCTAAGCATGGAGAACCAAATCAACTTCAAAGCAGCCCACGACTTGTGTGTGCAGAATGGCAGCGTGCTCGGCGGCGCATTAAAGTTCAAACTATCAGAAGACGAAAACGGCGTACCAGTCTATTACACCTTTACGGAACTGGCAGAACTTGGCGAGTTCTATTCGGGTGCTGTCGCTTTTATCAACACCTGCCTTAATGAGGGCTGGGCAAAGAAAGACAGTGTAGATTGGAAACAATATAAAGACGATAAGCATGAGTAAAGGTTGTGGTTGCACGACAGGACTATTCAGTAAGATTGTGCCTCCTGCCGCGGATACTTTTTACGTAGCCTGTTGCATACATGATGATGATTACGACAGGGGCGGTACAAGGAAAGAACGCAAGGAGGCCGACGAGGCATTACTCTTCAACTGCCTACGCATAGTGACGAACAAGAAGAGGAAGCCTGCGGAACTGGCCAAACTGACAGTAATTAGTTGGCTGTATTACTGGAGCGTCAGACTAATGGGCTGGCATTATTTTAAGTTTAACAAATAATACAACAGGACATGAAAAAGATTATTGAATTTTTGAAAGTGGATAAGTGGGCACACATCTTTGCCTGTATCCTCATCGTGTATGTAGTGGCCGATATAGACATGGACTATTGGCACAGAGGGTTGGCCGTGGCAACAACCATTGGCGCAATCACTGCTGCGGTGTTCGGTATCGGCAAGGAGTTGCTTGACTTCTTCCGTGGTAACCGTATCGACCCACAGGATTTGAAAGCAGACTTAATTGGTATCATCATTGGCGCGGTGCTTATCGTGGCAAAAACACTATGTAGCTAAGAAGAATATGGAGAACTACTACAAAGTTGTATTCACGGCTTTAGGCGGTATGCTTGGTTGGTTTGTTGGGGAGTTTCGCCCAACATTCCCATTGATATTAGTTGCGATAGTGTTTATTGTGTACGACGCTTGGACGGCCTACCAGTTGGACGGTAGAGTGCACAAGGCTTATCCCGATAAGACGGCACGCGAGAAAGCCCACTTCACCAGTTTTGCATTTGGCAAGGTAGTGAAGAGCACCATACCCCGACGACTAATGCTTATCATACTGGCGTTTCTCGTTGAGCACTGGGTGTTCATTCACGTGCAGATACCTCTGTCATACGTCGTAACAGGCGTGATATGTTTTGAACAGGCGTGGTCGATACTTGAGAACGAGAGCAGTTGCCGTCCAGAAACAGAGAGCCGTTTTTGGAAAATGCTGCAACGCATCATGATTGATAAGACGGCACGCCACTTTGACGTGAACATTAACGAACTCAAAAAAGAAGAAAGCAATGAAAGTACTAATTGACAACGGTCACGGCGTAGACACCAAGGGCAAGCGTAGCCCCGACGGTCGCCTGCTTGAATATAAGTGGGCGAGAGAGATTGCCGTAAGGCTGGAAGCCGCACTCAAAGCAAAAGGCCTCGATGCAGAGCGCATCGTGCCCGAAGAGAACGACGTACAATTGAAGGTTCGCTCTTCGAGAGTGAACGCAATATGCAAGAAGCATGGTTCCCGAAATTGCGTGCTGGTGAGCATACATATCAATGCCGCCGCCAACAAAGGGTGGAACACTGCGACAGGCTGGAGTGGCTGGGTTGCTCCAAACGCATCTTCAAACTCCAAGAGGTTTGCGCAGATACTCTATGACGCAGCCAAGGCAAGAGGATTGCAGGGTAACAGAAGCGTGCCCAAGGAACGCTACTGGGTGGGCAACTATGCCATCGTGCGCGACACCAACTGCCCAGCCGTGCTGACAGAGAATTTATTTCAAGACAACAAGGACGAAGTAGATTACCTGTTGAGCGAAGAGGGCAAGCAGACTATTGTGGACTTGCACGTGGCAGGCATACTCAAATACATTTCGGAGGCGCAATCATGAAGAAAGCGTTTTATGTAATACTCGTGCTGCTGCTCGTTTCCGTTGCTGGAAACGTGTGGCAGTACGATGTTAAGAAGCAAAAGCAGGCCGATGAAGCCACCACAACAATACAGGTTGACACCATGCGTTACAGCGTCGCGACGTACACCTACGACACCCTACTTCGCCACGAGGTTGTTACCCTGCCAGTGGTAAGGAAAGCCGACACCACACACACGGAGGTGGTGCTGCATGATACGGTACAGATGCACGACAGCATAGACGTGGAGATACCTATCACGCAGCGTAGGTATGACGGCGACACCTATCGCGCATGGGTGAGTGGTTTTCGTCCGAACCTTGACAGCATTGAAGTCTATAACACCACGACCACCATAAAGCAGCCAGCCCCGAAGCGTAAACGCTGGGGATTGGGTGTGCAGGCTGGATATGGCTACGGCAAGAACGGCATGCAGCCTTACGTTGGTGTAGGTGTATCGTATAACTTCGTTGTCTTCTGAGTAAATAGATAAAACGGAAGTCTAACGAATAAGTAATAAATTTGCGACATGAATAATATCACGCTGACAGTAAATAAGGCATACGTGTATGACGAGGTGGCCAAGACCACAGCCTACACAGGTGCGAAGATGAAAGACGACGCGGACGCATACGACCGCATCTTCACCACAGACGAAGACCGCATGATGCTGGAACGTTTTTGGGTGGAGGCCTGCAACGGAGCGACCGAAGAGTTTAAGCAGTTCATTGTGAACGTTAGCGACCAGCCCGAAAGTCATGGCGTGGAACTCGACAAGAACTATACGGTAACGCTGGAACTAAGCACGATGTTTGACACGCGACTGAAAGGAAGCATGGAAACAAGCCTGTTTAGTTACTTTGTGAACGCGATAGTTGCCAAGTGGTATCGCTTCACCAACCGAGGCGAGGCCGACAGTTTTGGCGAGGACGCAACGACGGCCATGCTTGACGTGAAGAGCAAAATGTTCCACAGGAAGAAACCACAACGAAAAGCGATATGACTATGAGCAAGAAGAAAACCATCTGCATAGACTTTGACGGCGTGCTGCATGACTACAGCGACGGCTATCAAGGTAAGGACGTGTTTGGGGAAATGATACCGAACGCCGACAAGGGAACGCAACTTCTGAAAAGCAAGGGCTGGACTATCATCATCTACACCACTCGCCAAGCAAGCGAGAAGTTGAAGTCTTGGCTGGAAGACCACAAGATAGCCTACGACCACATCAACGAAAATCCCGAACAGCCAGAAGACGCAAAGGGCGGCAAGCTCATTGCCGACATCTACCTTGACGATAGAGGTATGCGCTTCAACGGCAGATGGGATGAATGGCTTATGGGCGAGATAGCTGGGTTCAAGCCTTGGCAGCAAAATCAAAAGGACAACATGGAGAAACGCTATGATGAAGCCGCAGCCTGGGCGAATGACGACGAACCCGACATTTGGACGAAAGGCGATATAAAGCGTATCTGCCATACATAATCAAGCAAGTGTAAACGTATAACATACAACAAAATGGCAAAGAAGAATATCCAAGTTACGCTCTACATGAGTGAACTTATCTACGACGTACAGAATAAGGCCTACCTCACTGGCCGCAGCCGTAGCAACGGCACGAACCATGAGGAAGTTGCGAATATGCAGGCCAACGACGACGACGAGAATGCCAATCAGATTGTGCGCAGTATCGGCAATGCTTTCGCCAACTTGAAGACTAAGTTGTCGGAGTATATTGTTGAGACAGGCACGAGTGCCAGCAATAAGTTGCTCACCATAACCTCGAACCTCACGCTGGCACTCGTCATGCCCAGCAACTTCAACCAAGCCACCAACGAGACCATTGCCAGTGCGCTGCACCAGTATTTGGTGAACTCTGCCATTGGTGATTGGTTTACGATTACCGACAAGAACGACGCATCGGACTATGTGACCCTTGCCGCCGCCAACCTCGACCAAATTAGGGAGGCAGTGAACAAGCGCAACCGTCCACAGCGAGCAACAGTATAAACCAATACCACAAGACCATGCCAACATTATACGGAATAGCAGGCGATATTCTTGACAGGCTGGAGGCCGAACGCCAAAGCCAGTATGTGCGCGGAACGAACGTTCCTAAATACACAAACACGGTAACGTTGAAGTTCAAGCGTGAGGAACTGCTGTATGATATTAAGAACATGGCCTATGTTGAGGGCGACGTTATGCCCACGGACAATGAGCACGACCGCCACCAAGTAATGGATATTGGCGAGGACGGCAACATTGACCGCGTGACACGCATCATGGACTTGGCAATAGACCATTGCACCGAACTGCTCTATCCATACTCGAAGAAAGATGTGGACGACAATGAAGAACGCGACGACACATTGACAGAGACCGAAGAGTATAAGATAGAAATGAAAGTGCCGACTGACTTCTCAAAGAGCACTGTAAACTACTTGGAGAAGTTGATACATGAACTTGTGGTGTACAAGGTGCTTAGCGACTGGATGAGTATTACCAACTTGCGCAACACTAACAGCGCAGCTAACTGGGCTGCGAAAATAAAGCAGTTGGAAGACGACATCGAAAGCACACTCAATGCAAGGATGCACAGAGTGCGCAGGACACAAACACCTTGGTAATGCCAGAGACAGGTAAGTACTTTTTTTCATACGACATTTTAGTTATTTAAGGTAAGAAGATTGTAACAAAAAGGGCAGGCCGTTGTGAAACGACTTGCCCTTTATCTATATAATATAATGTAATGTATGTGCGCGAGGCTTATCGCGGTTTGTTGATAAGCCGTGGGTTGAACTGACACGTGAAGCCATAGAGACTTTCTTCGGCATCGAGTTGACAGAGCAGCGCAAGACGGAAGTATTTATAAGGCGTGCCACGGAAGCCACGGAGATACATATCACTGGACGACCACACCAGTTGCCAGTTGGTAAGGTCGCGCGAGCCATAAAGCACCTGCTGAACGTGTCCACGCTGGAATTTGCCACGCTGTATGATGGTGTCAATGGTTTTCAGTAGGTCGGGAGCACCCAACTTGAAAGGCCTTGTGAAGACAAGCCCACGAATACCTTTGAGCAGTTCGCCGTCGGACGTGTTATCAGTAGAGAGGTTGATTAGAGAGCCGTCGTTGGTCATAGCGAGAGCATCGGGATAAGAGTTTACACCATCGGCAATATTGGACGGCATCATGCCCCACTGCTTATCTTTCATGCTATACACATAGGCATAGCGACACTTCGGATTGTAAACGATGATACGCTGGTGTGTGTAGTCGTAGAGCATACCGCAGCCCTGCAAGAACTCCATGAACGGTTTATAGTTGAGTTGCTCAGTGGTGAAGCCAGCCTCTGTTATTATCTTCTCGCCAGCAGGCAGCGAAAGCGGATTGAAAGCCTCGTCGCCGTTGAGAATGTCGGATATACACTGCGAGTTGCTACCGCTTATGAGCATAATGCCACGGTCGGTAGCGAATAGTACGGCACTATCAATCTGCGTAATGCAGTCTGCATTATATGTTCCATCGGCATTCTTGATAATAACGTCGCGCGTGATGGGCTGACGTGCCGAATAAGAGCCTGTGGTGGTGGAGACCTCCAATGCCCACACTCCCTCGGTGGTGAAAGCATAGAGAGGGAACTGACCGAACTGACCCTCGGAGAGAGCCTTGGCGGCGGTGGATATGCCAAGTATGCGACCTGTGCCCACGGTGTTGATGTTGGTAACAGCGTAGCGGAATGGGTTGTTTACGTCGGAAGTGTATATCTTGTTGGTAACCTCTATTATTCTATCAGCCTCGGCAGATTGCGACGGATACGATGTGGTATAATTTGCTTCTTTCAACGCTCCTTCCCAGTCCTGCATGAACACTGCACCATTCAAGAAGTTATGGGCTTCCATGCTCACCTCATAATACTTACCGAATACATTCCATATTAGGATGGTTGCCTTGTAGCAATTTGTGTTAGGATAGTACAGGAACAACACAGGCGTATTGTTACCAAGTGCATAAGTCTCTCCCTGTAAAACAATATCCTTTCCGTCCTGCTTGATATGGAAATACACGCAGTAGCTTTTCTTAGTGTTTTCAACCGTAGGCGACGCGTTGCTATAACTTGCAACGTAGCCGTCAGTGAAAGGAAGCAAAGCACCAGTGTTATATTCTGCATACAATTTCTTCTGAATGTTCGTGATGTTGAGACGCTGGTTGTATGCGAATGAATATCGCGACAGCATAGTGTCGTGGCTATCGTAATCGTCGCTCATGCTCTCGCGAGCCACTAACGACTGGAGATAATCGTCCTCTACTTCAATCACTGTGCGAGTTGTCTTTAAGTCGTCAATCTTAATTGCTTTCAGAAAATAGAACTGTGAGTTTGCTTTAATGTTTGCCTTAACCGTGTCGGGCGTGAGGCGTGGCAGTCCAACACGATAGGAGTAAACGGTAAACGCATTTAGCGAATTATCCCACGTGTTGAAAGCCTTACAGTATGCCCATGAAGTTTTCTGCTTCTGATAGACAATCGGGTACTTCGTAGTGTCGCATGTCTGATTAGTGAGTTTGCATATAGAGAAGCTATCGCGGTCTGATGTACGCAAGAAACTGGTGCAACTGCCGCTTTGGTCGTATGTGTAGATAGGTTTAGATATAAACACATCGACAGAACGAACAATGTCTTTCCAGTTCTTCAACATATCAATGCGCGACTGAAATATACAAGCATAGTCCAGTTGGTGCACAATGCCGACGACGCGGCACTTAGCATGGTCGCCCATATACTTGTGGTCGTTAGACCATATTTTGTGCATAGCTACGTCGGGCGCAACATCAGACGAGCATACCATGAGCACAGGAGAAGAGTGCATTGTCAGACTGCCGTCATACAGGCGATACGCATAACGCACGAGGAATGGGAAAATAAACCTGCCCTTATTCGTGGCGTTCTCTGCAATGAATTTGTTTACCTTGGCCAGCACTTGACTGGTAACCTTTGATTTGTTATCGTCGGAGAAGTCGGCACAAAAAAGGTCAGTGGAAGACGTTAATGTGTTCCACGTGGTGGTGTTTGTCTCATAGCTAATAGCGTCAAATGTGATTTCAAATTCATCTGTACGCTTCATTTCTCCCTGCAAACCGAACGAGATAGGCAACTCTGGCAGGTGTGTGCCGAGATACAGGTAGCCCTCTTTGTCGCCTTTCCACAGGAAGTAGTGCATACCATTATCACATTGCGCTACAAGTGTGTTGCCAATAGCATTGACTTGGAACACCTCTGTATTACTACCGAATGTTTTAAGTTCAGTCGTAGGTATAACGCCTGTGTCTGCACTCGGCTTCGCTCCATCATCAAACCAAGACATCTTATTGTTAGTCGTGTCGATAATGATGTAGTGTTTGAACTTTGCCGTCTCATGGATAAACGCTACTTTCTTCTTGTTGTCGAGCGTGAAGAGTGTAGTAGGCGGCAGTACTGGTTTGAGGTCGCCGTTGTCGGGCACGACATTCATCATGCCTGCGAGGTCACCGTCGGGACATTCATAGTCGGACGGCGTGGCTGTGTAGCCATTGTATTTGATTTCCTTTATCATTGCATGACAGTTAAAGATTATACTTCTGAAAGATTATTGCGTGCTATGAGTATTATTGCTGGCGTTGTCTTATCGAAGAGCAACGCACGGTCGCCAGTGGGCAGGCGTGCCACGTATTGCGCATTGGATAGCTTCATGATTGCCGTGCATAGTCTTTTGGAATGAGCGCGGTAATTGTGGGATCCTTTCTTAGTAGGCCAGCACTGCGCTTCATGTCGGCCTATGCACGCGTTGGCCTTTTCTCTGACGAACATGTAATACTCGCCACCGTCGAACGCCACATCAAGGACATCGCCTGTGGCGATGCCAATGATGCGAGCGACACGAGCCGTTATGTCTATACGTCCATTCTTATAGAATGACACGTCGGGTTTCCTGCTAAACGAGCCGAGTAAACTTTTCATATGGTCGCAGTATTTCGTAATACACCATGCCTTGCTTCGTGCGGCGAACCTTAACGGATAGACGGACGCGCTGCTTGTATATGTGGAAGTCGAAGAACATACGCGCCACAGTAGGGTTGAGTGTCTCGAAGCCGATGCACTTGTGCTTGGTGTTGTACTGTATTTCGGCCATCTGTGTTGGCTGTCGCAGGTCGGGATTGATGGTGAAGCCATACGAGCCGTCGCGCAAGTAGCCTTTCACAGTCTTGATTTCGTTGTCCACTGGGTTATCCTTGGTAGGAATGTAGAACACGAACACCTTGGCTGCATCGAGTTTGAAAACGTCGATGTGCTTGCACAGACGTTTAGACAGCGTGATAGAACTGTCCGACGCATCTGCAATAATATACAGGGAGCGACGGAAGATGTAGTTATAAATGTTTAGCAATAAATCTTTCATGAGTGCAAAGATAAAGTGAGAAGTGATTATTAACGTTTTATCTTTTTATCGAGACAGGCGAATACACTTTGCGCGAGCGGAACGTGATTGTCTCAATGTACTCGTAGGTGCGTGTCTGCCCTATGCGCAGACGGTGTTGGTCTGCCTCATACTTATTAGTGAAGATATAGGACGTGAGTTCGTAACGTTCAACGCCACGTGTGCCTACGATATTGGCATAGTATTTATGCCCGAACAGAAAGGCTGTGATAGCCTGTAATACTGAATATTTCATTATGTAAACAAGTCTTTTTGTTGATACTGTTGTTTGTTTAGATAGTTGTCACCGCGCTGGATATAGTCGTCCACACGCTTTTCAAGTGACCTCGCCTTGGTCAAGGCTTGATGAGAGCGCGTCGCGAAGTATTCTCGTTGCGCCTCACGCATAGCCTTAACCAAGCGAAAGAATGTCAAACGCCCCTCGTTATTCATCGCTCATTGTAGTTGGCTGTTCTCTGACTTTGAAAACAAAGTCAGCCCAAATGTCAATAAACTGTTTGCCGCAATACTCCGCCAGTTCCTTAGATTTGAAGGCAAGCCGAGAACCGTAGCTCGTGTTCGCACCCGACGCAGCGCTACTCGCATTCGCATACGCAACGCCGCCGTACGCATACGCGTTGCCGTACGACCGAGCCACCACACGAGAGCGTTGTTCCTCGCTCATATCGTCGAGTTCCTGCTGGGTGAACAGTTCAAACCATGGGAACCAACGGTACTCGTCGGTGGTGAACTTAGGTTCCCATCCCTCATTTAGGGCGGCGCAAATTATGCGGAGTTTGAGGTATGCGATGACATCGTCTGTGCCAAAATAGTCGGTAATATGTATCTTTGTGTTCTGATAGGCTAACACCATAGGGTGCTCTTCGCCTAAAGTACGGCAAGCGTCCTCAAACGTACGCACACGTTCCATGATGTTCTTTGGTTTAGCCTCTTCTGCAATGTCATTACCAAACAGGTTGACGAGGAATGCCTTTTGCTCATCGTTGCCATTGCGGTAGGCGTTGATGATGTTCTGTTTCTTGATTTCGATGTTGTCTGTCATAACTTTGTTGTGTTAGAATATTATTTGTTATTGTTTCGTTTGTAGTAATCAGCAACGTAGAGACGGAACTCGTCAAATAGGGTTTCCAGCCCCTCTTCATCTTCTGAAGAAAAGTGAAACTTATTCTCAACAAGTTGTTCGTTATACTCCTCGACGATGGTTGCATCTATATAGATTGCGTCATTGCTGAAATGCTGCACCTCTACGGAGTGCTGATAGAGTTTGTCTATATTGTCGTGGCAGAACTCCTGCACGTCGGCAAGGATATACTGCATTGTTTTAATGGTGTTCGTCTTCATAATCTTCTTCCGAATACTGTTACTTCGTGTTTCATTGTTATTTTCTATATGTCGGGTTTTCAAACACTACCACCTGCATCATTTCGTTGAAGCGGTCGGCAATGCGTTGTCCGTACTTCTCTTTGATGTCCTTTGGCGCGACATTAGTAGTAATGACAGTGAAGAGTTGGCTGTCATAGCGATGCTCCAGCAGTTCCACCACTGGGGAAAGAACGTTGCCGTAGTCGAGTACTTCCGTCGGTTCTGTGCCAAGGTCGTCAATAGCCAGCATGAAGCGTTGGCGAATGGTGGAGAACCGTTTGTAGTCTTTGGAGCGTATCTGCGTGAGTTCGCGAGCGTCCATAACCGAGAGGCCGATGTTTTCGTGCTGGCCAAACATTTCATCAAAGTAGTGTCCGCTGGAGAGGTAGTTGCAAGCCTGCTGCAATGCATAGAGCATTGTTGTCTTGCCATTGCCACACATGCCGCAGAGCATAAGCCCGAACTTAGAGTTTTCGTTTGTGAGGAAGTTTGCCACAACATCAATGTTCTTCTTCGTATTATCGTCGAGTTTCAGAGTGCGGTGACGAAATTCCACTTCGGCAGCGTATGCAGCCGTGAGCAGTTTTACAGCCTGTTCCTTTGAGAGCGGCCATCTAAAACGAGGTCTTGTAATCCTCCGCCGAAGAAGCAGTGACTTCAAATCCTCTACGTCTATTTTGCGTTGTTCCATTTGCTTGTTGCTTTTTTTCGTTATTGAGAATTATAGAAAGCCAGTTGGCGAAATGTGCCTTAGCGTCGCGCAGGTCGTCGTGTGACTTGTCGCGGCAGGCTGCATCGAGCCAAAAGCGATTGATGTATTCTTTGAGAATATCGACACCTGCGATGTGGTAGCGCATGCAGATAATCTCCTGCCAGTAGGTATCACGCTGCATTTCCTCTTTGTAACTTTCCTCTTTTCCTTTGTCGGTGGGTGGCTTGACAGGAAGCACCTGTGCAGGTTCTTGCGGTTGCTCGATGGGCTTAGTTACAGGCGGCTGTTGGTAACGGTCGTAGTTTACTATCGTGATAATAGTGCTCTGATTGGTGGACTTCTTCACAATCTCGCCAGTGGAGAGCAGCCGTTTGAGACATGTGCGCACCGACTGGGTGGAGATATGTGTATCAGCCGCAATCTTTGCCACAGACGTAACCAGCTGACCACGGCCTATCTCAATGCCGTGCCAACGTTCCTGTCGGGTGTTGGCACGTAGGAAGAGATAGATGAACACGTGCACCATGTGGGAGTTGTCGAACCACTCCCATTCCGTGAACTTGTCGTATAACTTAACCCATCTTTCCATTTTACATGTGAGATATGTATTCCGTAATAGTTTTAATAAAATCGTCCAGCGAACGTATGACAACGTACTTGCCGCCGTGTTGCTCTACCAATCTTTGGTATTCCTTTTGGCTGTCGGACTGTTTGCCCTTGGCCGTCTTCAACTCCATACAAAGGTAAGGTGCTACCTTAGTCGGGAGTAAGAAGATGAAGTCGGGGAAGCCAGCACGGACACCCATTGCCTTGCGCTTGGCACCGTCGGCGGCACGCTTCACCAGCAAGCCCTCGTTGGGCGAGTGATGCAGGAGAAGACGGAGTTTCGGGTGCTGCAAATTGAACCATGTGCAACAGGCTATTTGTAGGTCGTCTTCTTCATGCCTTGGCCGACGGCGCACTTGCGCGTTGGCTTTTTGTCGCATTATATCAAGCCAGTCATTAGACATTGTGCTGGAATACTTCGAGAATGACAGTCTTAGAGACTGATACCAGTTCGTAGTCGATAGTAGTAACGTCGAAGAAGTCGCTCATTGCTCGGCGTGCACTCTCTACGCTGGAAGCCTGCACAAGGTAGTAGATAGTTGTTCGCTTCTCCTTGGAGGTCTTCTCATCGAGAGTGATTAGCTGCATCTTCACCTTGTAGAAAGTATCGTCTTTCTCGTTTTCGGAGAAGAGCACATCCTTATAAGGAGCAATCTTTTCCTCAACCACAGCCCACTCGCCACTCATGTAGGGTGTCATTTCATTGGTGATAACGGCCTCGGCCTCTGTGAAAGACATTGCTTCAACGGTGTAGGCCTCGCGCACGGACTTCATAAGTCCGTCGTCCATTACTTTGTCGTACTTGATTTTTACCTCAAACCAAGTAGATGTCTTGCTGGTGTTCATAGTTGATTACTGTTTGAGTTTATTCTTGATGTCCTTAGATACTTGGAACTTCACAACCTTGTGGGCAGGGATTACAACCTGTGTTCCCTTACTGATGTTGCGGCCAACCTTTTCTTTGACCTCTACCACCTTGAATGTGCCGAAGCCACGGAGTATGATACTCTCACCCTTGATGAACTGCTCACCAGCAATAGCTGTGATGTTGTCGATAACTTCCAGTGCCTGTGACTGGGTGAGGTCTGTGCGTTCGCACAACTCTTCGATTAAATCTTGTTTTACCATTTTGAATTTAGTATTTACGTGAAATAAATTGTTCAACTTCTTCTAACAGGTCGTCTTTGTCTGTTCCTTTGAGATAGTTGTTTAGGATGTCGGTAACAGCAAGGTCGTAGAACTTCTCGAACTCGTCGGCTGACATCTTCGTGAATGAGATAGAGCGCAGTTTGATTACCTCGCGTGAGCCTACCTGTACCGCATCGTAATAGCCAAGGTCTATCTTGACAGCCGCCAACATTGTTTCCACGTTGTAGATGTGCATGGAAAAGGTGATATGCTCGGGCAGGTTGGTCACCGTGATGTGCAGCAGCGCAAAGAACTTGCGGTGAAATCTGATGTTGCGTGGGCGTGTTACCGTTACTCGCACGTCAGAGCCTATGCGCAGTTGTGCCTTTGCTTCTGCATCTATCTCGTCGAGTGGCACAAGGCCAGTAGATGTAACGCGACAATAGAAGTCCATATTAGTAGGGAGTTTTATTAAAGTCGATGCTCATACCCTTGTGGGCGAACTGGGTGTGCTTGCCTGTTAGGTCGCCTATTCCTCTGCAGAATTTCGACGGTGCAGCGTTGTCGCCCGAAAGGTGGAGCAGGACTATGTTATTAACTTGTGATAGGTCGTTGGCCTGTAACGTCTCGCAGCATGTGGTGTATGACATGTGCGAGCGAATGATACGGTCGCGGACTTTGGGATGCACTATTCCAGCCTCAATGTTGCGGTCGAGAATATCCAAGTCGTAGTTGCATTCCAGCAGGATATTGTTCAGCCCTGCAAACTTGTTAGGCAGATAGTATGTGTCGGTAGCGAAGAGTACCGTGCCACATTCCTTGTGTTGTATAAGATAGCCGCACGGCTGTGCTGCATCGTGCATCGTGGGGAACGAGAGAATACGGAAGCCACCAAGACGCAACGCATGTTTGGGCGTCGGGTGCCAGCATTCCTGTATGCCCAGTGCCTCGGCTGTGCCAGTGCTCATTACCATAGGTATGCAGGCAGCGGAAAACTTGTCGGCATATTTGGCGTGGTCGCCATGCTCGTGGGTGATACAGCAGCCAACCACCTTGTCGAGGTGGAAGCCCAGCGCAATCTTCACCTGTCGCATGTTCACGCCTGCTTCGAGGACAAGCACCTCCCCAGTCTTTTCAGACTGGAGTAGGTAGCAGTTGCCACGAGAAGAAGAACCTAATACGTGAAGTTTCATCTTGGTGTGCTTGTCTCGGTCACTTAATAGGCAGGGCCAGCAGGTGCGTCAGACTCTTCCTGTTGCTTAATCTCTCCTGTTTTGGTATCGACGTTGGCAGGAGCGTCGCCAGCAGCAACGTCGTCGGCCGTTGTGTCGTCAAAGGAAATAGTCTCTCTGTTGGCGTTGGCAGCTTTCTCGGCCTCCACCTGTCCTGTTACATCTTCTGCTTCAACATAGACGATGTCCTGTGTTTCCTCAACGGTGCGCATACCCATAGACAACTCGGGAGCGTAGGCAGAAGTCCAAAACGATGCAGCGCGATACATGAGCATTTGCTTTGGCATAGTGCGCCACTTGCTTCCGTTCTTGGTGTACCAACCTTCATCAACGGCCATTCGCAGGGAAATGGGCGAACTCTCCAGTACGTCATTGCCGCCCTTTGTGGTGGTGTAGGCCACACATTCGATGTCCATAATTTTAGTACCGTCGAACTCCTTGGTTATAGCCTCGGTCTTGTAGTAACCCTTGCCGTTGGGATTGTTCACCCACTTCTTTTCGTACTCGATGTAGTTGAACTTGCCCATCTTACCCTTTTCGGTGAAGCGGAACTTCAATGGCTCGAAGCGGCCACACGTATTGACCGTAGAGATAAGGAACTTAGAAGACCATGACGGACGGCCATAGATGATTACCAAGTTCTGCATAACCATGAGAGGCGACGCGCCGATACGTGTGGCGATGTCGAGAGCAATGACGCAATTGGCTACAGCCTGCTCCTTGCCCACCTTTGCCACTTGGTAGGTGTCGGGCACGAGTGCCGAAGATGCAAAGAGATTAGACATGCGCTGCACTACTGCAAACTGGTTAGGGTCGAAGAAATTGACCGAGGTTGTCTGTGCGGCAGGCTGAACTGCCAGTTGTTGTTTGTTGTCTGTCATAACGTTTAAAATTAAAATGATTATTTGATAACTAACTCTTTATCCTTGGTTACTTGCAGGAAGATTGTTTGCGACTGCACATCGTGGAAGTCATTAACACTTTCCGCGCCGTCGATGAAGATAGGCGCAGCCACATTATGGAAGCGGCACAAGGTGTTGATGATGTCGAGACCAGCGTTCACTTGGCCTGCCGTGTTCTTTGTTCCGTAGGGCACGCCCTCGATGATTGGCACGCACGTCTCGTACTCGTTGCCGTCCTGTGTGGTGTCGAACAACTGGAAGCGGACGTAAGAGAACAGGCCGTTAATGCGCTGCTCGCAGTCCTCAATCTTCTTCTTGTGGAATTGGGCGGCGATATACTCGCGCTTCTCGATGTCGGCTAACTGTTGTGCAAGGTCGCGTCCCTCGTCGTTCAGTCGCGCAATCTCCTTGTTGGCCTTGTCAATCTGCTCACGCTTTGCCAGTCGGTTTTCCAACTCGTATATGCTTGCAAGAGTGGAGGCACGTTGTGAAGCCAATTCGTTGAGTTTGTCAGCCTCGTCTGTGTCGTCTTCCTTTTGAAGTGAAGCCTCCAGTGTATCAATCTGCGCTTGCAGGTCGGCATACTCTGGTATTTCGTTGTTGTTGATGATACCACGAGTGGCGACTGGGTGGTCTTTCAAATCCTCATAGAGGTTCTGCAATTCCATATCCTTGCGCTTATAGGTGTCCTGCAACTCGTCGAGTTCTTTCTTCTTTGCGTCGTGTTCCTCCTTGTATGCCTTTTGCTGTGCGACGAGAGCACGCCCACGTTCATTGTTCATGGTGAGCAAGTCCTGCTTGTGCTGTTTGAACTTTGCCTCGGCAGTGCTTATCATTTCCTCGGGCAGACGTTGGCCGCAGTGTGGGCAGGTGTCTGAACCGTCGTAGGCACTGGCGTTAATCTCGTGCCACTCGTGGCGCAGTTCCTCCAGTTGCTTCTCAGTGTCGGCCATAGCCTTGTCGAGGTAAACAATGCGGTCTTCTGTGCGCTTAATGTCAATGCGCATGGTGGACAGGTCGGAGTTGCCAGTCTTCAACTTAGCCTCAATGTTGCGACGTTCCTCGTTTGCCTCATAGACGGCTGCTTCCTGTTCTTTCTTGTAGGCGGCAATGACAGCACGTTGTTTCTCCTGCAAGGAGTAGATGTTTTCCTGTGTGGCCTTGCGTGCGTCGTTCTTACTGCTACGACGTGCGTCGGCACTAGTCATTTGCTTGTCGATAGCTGCAATATCATTCTTTGCGGCATTGATTTGCAACTTCTGTTCTTCCCAGTTCTCGGCCTCGGGCATCATCTTGTGAGTTTGGTCTATACGTGGCTGCACCTCGGCGGCTTTTGCCTTGACACGTTTCTTTTCGGCTGCAATCTCCTTGCGGAAGTCGGAGAGTGATTTACCGTTGAGACTATCCAGCAGACTTTTGAAGTCCTCGGACGTGGCTGCAATCTCTTCGTCGGTAGCTGTGCCAGCCATTTGCAACAGGCACTCGCGCTGTTGTTGCCACTTCATTTTCTCGGTGAAGTAACGAGGGTTGGTAATCATTTTGAAGAGTGTGTCGTCGATAATCTCGTCCTGCACACGCTTGCCGAACTCGCCAACCTTAACAGGCGTGCCGTTCCAAGTGCACTCGGTTACGTTTCCGCTAAAAACTTCCTCAATCTGTCCTGTTGGCTTTGTCCACTTCTCCTTGTACTCGCGTTTGAGGGTGGTTGACACGCCGTCGATAAGGATAACTGCCTCGACGCTGCACTCACATTTGTGGAGTACGTTGCCCTCGGTGTCATGGGTACGCAGTTCGAAGTCCTTGCGGTCTTGGCTATCCTTACCGAAGAGCAGCCAGCAGAACGCGTCGAAGTGACGAGACTTGCCCAATCCGTTGCCGCCGCAGATGTAAGTGGGCGCATCGGTGTGGAACTCGGTAGTTCTTTCTTTCTCACCTCGCCAGTTGTGGAGAGTGAGCGATTGTAATTGTATCTGTTTCATATTACAAGAATATTATTTATTGTTGTCTGATAATAGTTTGGATATTGTGCCCAGCAGTTCGGAGTAGAAATTCCACAGGAGGAAGAGCAACCCGATGCAGAGCAGTAATAAAACCATAAGTATGGCCAGTGCGATGTATTAATGCTACCATGTGATTTTGTCTTTTAGCTTTTTCAGTAGTTAATCATCGGAAACGGTTGTTGTGCCACACTCTACTATTTCGCAAAGGAAGTCACGCAGTTGCAGGCGTTGGAAAAACTTTGGAAGCACGAAGTAGTCGTTTTTATATCTATATTCAACTTCTCCCTCGATACGTTCCTCCATATCTTCCTCGGTTTCCATTTCGTCCTCATAGACATAATAGCCTCGGTCTTCCAATTCGCATATCAACTCGTCGCTATCAAAGTCTTCTAAATCTATGCTGCTCATAATTGGTCATTCTTTATACGTTGTAATAATCTAAGTTCTGCCACAGGGTACTCTATTTTGCCTGGGCGTCGGGCTGGGTGCACCTTGCCTTGGCGAAACCACCTGTCCACATTAGCACGGCCAAACATGGCGTAGGCCTTTCGCTGTGAAATGTAGGCTGGGTCGCTTGCATCTTTCTGAATGAGGGCGGCTACTCGCGCCGCCACATCGTTCAGAAATTTATCGTAGGTGACCAGCTGGTCAGAGAACGCTATCTGCATCATCAGAAACAAGGGTCTATGTAGTGTGTCTGCCACAGGAGTGATAGGCGAACGCCGTCTTTGCAGGACTGTCCTTCTTCTACCCACATGCCATTACTACGCTTGGTGAATATTTCCTCGTCCTTATCCTCGCACAACTCGGGCAGTATCTCGTAGTCGCCAGCGTAGTAGTCGATGCACTTCACTTTGTTGTGGCGAACCTTAATCTTACAAGGAGAAATGATTTCTGTCACTGTTGCTGCACGCTTGTCGCTCCAGTAGATGATAGTGCAGCCAACGCCAACCTCGGGAACGATGTTCTTGTATGCCTGCTTCAATTTCTCGTCGTGCTCCTTATCCCAAGGGAGTATGGTGTTGGTGAACCACTCGTCCCACTTCTTAGGGTCATGGAGTATCTCGGGCGTGCACTTGGGCTTAGGCTCGTTATACACTTCGTTGTACTTCGCAACACTCTCTGCGTAAGTCATTGTTATCTTCTTCATAATTAGTCCTCCTTACAAATAGTTTTCAAACCCTTGAAATATCCTTTGCCGTTCCAGTATTTGGCGAGGCGGTAGGCTGTGAACATGATGCACACCGCACCAGCCTTGACAGCAAGGAAAGAAAGTAACTCGCGGTCGCTCTCGTCGCAGGCCATGAAAAAACCAATCAGACCTATAAAGGCGACAACATTAAATCTCCAGTTGAGAAATGTGGATAGTAACTGTTTCATACGATTTATGTTTTATTTGTTCTTGCAAATTGGTTTGGTTGCGTACTCCACCCATTGGTGGAGCAGGTTGCAGTAGCGACCATTCAAGCCGTTGTGGGCTTTGGTGCAGGTACGACAAGTATCATTCATAAGCGATTACTTTGTCCTTGTGATAGTCACAACTCGCTCTTTACGATTGATGGTAGAAGAGAAAACCTTACCCCACAGGAAGCCGTACTGACTTGCCAATGTCTTGACAGAGTTCATGCGCTCGGCAGGAAAGGTGCAACTCTCGTTGATACCGAGAGACCTTAATTGCTCTGTTACAGTCATTTTTTTGCTCATTTTTGATTGACTATTAAATAAACTTATTAACTTTATGCTGCAAAGGTAGTCAATTAACTACATACAAGCAAGTGATTTGACTACTTAATGTAGTCATTTAATAACTTTTAACTATATGATAGCGTATGGAAACAATCAACGACCGCATGGAAATGCTTATAAATGAGCGTTTTAATGGCAACAAGGCTGCTTTTGCAAAGGCTATAGGTACTGAAAGAGCTACGTTGTCAAATTATGTAGGCAGCGTACGTCGTAGTAAACCATCTGTGGATATGGTAACAAAAATTGTGGTTGCTTTGAACGTAGATGCACGATGGCTACTTACTGGTGAGAAATGCGAAAAGTCAAACAACGTGTCCGTTGGTAACAATGCTGACGGAAATGTTGCCATAGGTAGCCATAACTCCGTGGGAAATGTAACGACCCATGTTGGGGAAACGGCTGTATTGGCAGAGCGTGTCAAACTACTGGAGCAGTTACTGGAAGAAAAGGAGAGAACAATTAAAATACTGATGGAACGATGAAAGACCCAATTATATTCAGAGACAAGGCGCAAGCCTTGTTAGACAAGAGCAGGAGCATTTCCTACGATGCAAACTCGTTTGAAAGTTGCCCCGACATGGACGCTATCGTTGAGGACTTCCTGCACCTCGTGTTTTTCTTTGATAAGGATATGCCCCTGTATAAGGACATGATAGGTAAGGACGACATAGTTACTCGCAACCTGTCAGCCGAGACGCTGGAGTTCTACATAACTAAGTTCATTCACTACTTAGACGAGTATTGCATAGATGAAGAAGAGTAACATTGCAAAGGTGGTGTTTGCTGTGCTGTTGCTGTTGGCTCTGTATCTGATTGCACTCAATGGAAGATACAAGTCAATAGCCAATGGGTTCCTGTTGCTCGACAACTGGACAGGCAAGAGCGTACCAGTAGAGCAGACGGTGCAGGACACCATACACTAACTTTACACCACATACGGCTAAGTCCTCTTGTTCAGTGTCATTTGTCTGCGGCGCAGGCTGCTGTAGAGGAATAA